TCCTGGATTAAACAACAATTACTGGACTATTGGTAGCACACAAATTAAAGATTTCGGAGATATAACGATCTCCGACGTTATAAATAACCCTAATAGAAGAGTAAATCTTGCGTTCGAATCATTCATCGATGTAGTCGCTTTACCAAGGGGTGCTATTACATTCGATAAGATAACTGGTGGACATTCATTCGACAACAACTTGGCATACCGATTTGATGCTGATTCAATTGAACTTGACAATACTGCATATTCAATGGACAACAATAAAATCAAATTCGACAATCTAACATAAATTTAGGAGACAGCAAACATGGCTGCTATTATAACAACAAAATTTCGTATTCACAACGCACAGGCATTCAAAGAAGGTTTCGATGAAGCTGCAGCAACCAATATCTATCTTGGAATAGGTAGACCACAATCTTGGTCAAACGATAACGCACCAGACACACCGAAAGATACGGTTTCTGATGAGTTGTATTATTGGGATGATATGATTGCATTGAAGCGTGTTCAGACATCTGACGTAGCTTTATCAATCGTTCGTCGTAATTGGACAACAGGAAAGTATTATGACATTTATCGCCATGACTATAATGGAACAACTACTGGTGTAAACATTAACGATGGTGGTGTAACAACTCCAGCAACATTGGCAGATGCAAACTTCTTTGTTATTACAGACGAGTATCATGTCTATAAATGTATTAGCAATAGAAACTCAGCAGGTACTGTTGTTCAATCAACAAGCAAGCCAACAGGAACTACCCCAAATGCATTAATCGGTCCATTGGCTGATGGATATATTTGGAAATATATGTTTACAGTTTCTCCAGCAGATGTGCTAAAATTCGTTTCTACAGACTTTATTCCTGTAAAAACATTAGCAAGCAATCCTGGAACTACTGACGCATACTATACACAATGGCTATCACAAAATGCTGCTATCGATGGCGCACTTGATCACGTTCTAGTAACAAACCAAGGAACCAGTTATGCAACTGTTCCAACTGTAGCGATTGCTGGTGACGGAACAGGCGCTACTGCCACCGCTACTATCGACGTAGGAACAGGTAAAGTTACAAAAATTACATTAACAAATAGAGGTACTGGTTATACATATGGTACTGTTACACTAACAGGTGGAACAGCTGGCACACCAGCAACAGCCTCTCTTATTATTTCGCCGAAGGGTGGACATGGTAAAGACCCAGTTGAAGAACTTGGTGGTTTTTATGTTATGATGAATGTTCGTTTAGAATATGATGATGGCGCTGGTGACTTCCCAGTCGACAATGATTATCGTCGTATTATGTTGGTTCGTGATCCATTCAACTTTAATACATCAGTAGTTGCCTCATCTACTACGTTACGTTCTATGCGTGTTCTTACTGTAACTGGTGTTTCAGGAACATTCGTGCCAGATGAAGTAATTACAGGTGGATCTTCAACAGCTAAAGGTCGTATTGTTCGCGTATGGAGCGAATCTGGTACAAATTATATCAGCTACGTGCAAACAAGAGCTGAGAATCTTACAGGATTATTGTTCACTAATGGTGAAGGTATTACTGGCGCAACAAGTTCAGCGACTGCTACTATTGGCGCAATCGCATTACCAGAAGTTCAACCAGATAGTGGTGATGTAATGTACGTAGAAAATAGACGTCCAATTAATCGTGCCCTTGACCAGATTGAAGATATTAAAATCATTGTTGAAATGTAATAATAAATATATGCTAATAACACTGTTAGGTAAACCGAATGACAATTAACTTTAACGTAAACCCATATTACGACGACTACGCAGACGAAGATTTATTTCTTCGTGTGTTGTTTCGTCCAGGATATGCGGTTCAGGCAAGAGAATTAACGCAAGCCCAAACAATTTTACAAAAACAAGTAAGTCGTTTGGGTGACCATATATTTAAAAATGGATCAATGGTCATTCCTGGTGGTGTAAACGTAGACAACCAAGTACACTTTGCTAAACTAGAAGATTTGTATCAAGGTATTGCTGTTAAATCATACCTGACACAGTTTGTTGACAAAGTTATAACTGGCACAACCTCTGGACTTAAAGCTGTAGTAGTTGATACCTCAGAGTGTGCGTGTGTTTTAGCAGATGAAAAAGAAATCGCTACATTGTATTATAAAATTGATGGTACAGGCGATGATGATACAACAAAGAGATTTATTCCTGGCGAGCAATTAATTGCGTATGAAGTAGACAATCAAACTACAACAAACTATCGTTTGACAACAAACCAAACAGGCGACCTTGTTGTAAACATAAGAGGATTCGGTGATACTGGTTTAGTTGGAACTACATACACAAATGATCCAATCAAAGATGTATTGGGTTATGGATATGTTGTTGAGGTTGAAGCTGGTATCTATTATATTGATGGATTTTTCGTTAGAAACGAAGAACTCCATCTTTACATCGGAAGATTTAGTACAGACACAACTGCTCGTGTTGGGTTCAGCGTAAGTGAAGTAATTGTTACACCAGAAGACGATAATGCATTAAACGATAATGCGCAAGGAACAAACAACTTCGCAGCTCCTGGTGCACATCGCTATAAGATACAACTCTCTTTAGCGAAAAAACAACTATTAACAACTGATGAAGATAGATTTATTGAACTTGTTCGCGTTAAAGCTGGTCGTGTTCAGCAAATTTTATCTAAGTCATCTTATGCCGAACTAGAAAAAACATTTGCCAGAAGAACATTTGATGAATCAGGTAGTTATGAAGTAAATAAATTTAAACTTTCTGCCTTTGAGCATTTACAAGATGTGAATCACCCACTGGGAATTTATACAGCTGCTGGTGGTGGTAATGAAGATAAATTTGTTGTTGAGATTGATCCTGGAAAGGCATATGTTCAGGGCTACGAAATCGAATCTGTGTCGGGACAATATCTCACGTTAAATAAAGCACGTGATGCAGCAACAGGGCATATTCTCTCTTTAAATAATCAGCCTGTCGCAACACCTGTTGGAAATTATGTACTTGTAAATAGTATATACAACTACCCAGACTTCTCAACATTCTCTACAGTATATCTTGTAAAAAAACTTAACGCATCTGGTGGCGCAGCACCATCAGCAGCTGATGTAATCGGTACTGCTAAAGTAAGATCTTTCCAGCTACACAACGGAGACTACGCTACTCCAATATTCAAATTAAGTTTATTTGATATTAAAATTGATGCTGGCTATTCTTTTGAAAATCACGTAAAATCAATTGTAAGTGGTTTATCTGGCGCAACAAATTTTACATGTAATATTGTTCCTAACAATAAACAACTGACAGGTTCAGCGACATCAGCTACTAATAGCGCAGCAGTTACGGGAACTGGTACTAAGTTTACTTCTGAACTCGTGGCAGATGATGTTATCTTTATTGATGGTGTGCAAGCAGGAACACTGGCATCAACCCCAACTAACAACGCAGCATTAACATTATCTGCAAATAGTGCTGTGGCTAAAACTGCTGGTATCGTTTCTGTGTTTAGAGCAAAAATATTTGAACCTGATTCTCAGGCACTCATATTTAAAATTGGTTACGAATCTATTAAAACATTACTAGGATTTGATGGTTCGGCATATTCGCTAAACGAAACAACAACAAAAGTAAGAAGAATTTTCACTACGAAAACAGCAGCAGACAATAAAATTGAATATACACTCAACACTAACTTAGAAACATTCCCTTCTGATTTAGATATTTCTAACTATCTGTTGTATAACACATCGACTAATGCTGTCGTTGCAATAACACCTGCCGATGTAACAATTACAGTAAATAACACTAAGGTGGAAATTTCTGGCTTAACGAATGGTGTGATATATCGTTTAATCGCGACAGTCACACAGGCTAATACAGAGGGTAGCGCAAAAGAAAAAATCTTAGCAACAAACACAGAATATATTACTGGCCAAAAAACAGTTATTAATAAAATTATCCCACTAGCAAAAAATGATTTGTTAAAGGTTGATAGTATTATTATGAACGCTGGCGACTTTACAGGTAACACTTTTACTACAGGTATTGATGTTACTAATCGCTTTACGCTTGATGATGGCCAACGTGATACGCACTACACAAATGGATCGCTTGTTCTAAGACCTGGAGAAGCTGTACCATCTGGTGCATTAAGAGTAGTATACAAATATTTTAATCATGGTGGTACTGGTGATTATTTCTCTGTAGATTCTTATACT